TCATAACGTTCGGCCAAGTCTGCATACCTAGCACTGGTAGCTGTAACGTTTAAAACATTAGACGACGGATTATAATATATATTACCGCTGGTCATGATTTGTCGATTACCAGTAGATGTACTAACGAAGGCCATATAGTACGGAGTTGCACTGGACTCATCTTTACCAACAGAAACGGTCATTGCGATCGTAGCAGTAGTAGATGTATTAGATTTTAATGCGTCTGAGGCTGTTCCCCAGAAATAGTATCTGGTATTTTGTGTCGACCCGGTAACATCTGCTCCTGTTAAGGTTATACCTTTGTATACTTTTGGAAAATTACCATACAATGTTGATCCTGCTACAGGGGTAAACTCTGTATCTGAGAATGTTGCAATTGGTATACTTCCAATTAATGTTTTTATAAATGGAGTTGAAGTTAACTGATTTTCTTCTGACAACTCTTCAGTTGGTACCATTTGCGATTTGTTATTTGATGCATTTGGAGGTCCAACAATAATGTAACTAGATCCGTGCTTGGCTTTCAACTGCCCTGTAGTAGTATCCCACCAAAAGTCGCCCTCTTGTGTGTTAGCAATACTAGGAATATTTGTTTCTTCGGCAACATAAATGTTTGCTAAACTTTTAAAATTACTACCATCGTAGTTAACATTAATTCTACCTACTGTTGTATCATACCATAACTGACCTATGATAGAATTTGCAGGAGGTGTATTTTTAGAAAAATTCTCTAAAAGTTTTACAAAATTTTCATTAACTATTTGACCGTAGCCAGAATAATTTCTTCCAACAAACTGTAAACTGGTTGTTGAATCTAAACTGGCATCAGGCACTGTTGCAAGTGTTGTACCGTTTGATTTATATAAAATATATGGCATAAATTTCTCTTTATTATTTACAGCACAAGTGCTTCAATTCTGGTTTTTCCAAGACTATCTTCAAGTGCTATTGCAAAAACTTTTGGACGACTCATTGTTCTGCCTGCATTGGCACTAATAGCTCTTCCGTCTGGGCCGGCAACTAATTCATCGCCTTTTCTAATTAACCCATGAATGTTAGTTGGAACTCGACCTTTCAATGCGATATAGACTCCACCTTCAAGATCCTTGTTCATACCATAAGCAGGATTACCAGATACTACACCAATAGCCCTATCATTATTTACACACGGGCGAACTTCGGCAGGGCCTCCAATTGTTACAACTGTACCAACTTCATATTCTCCGCTGATCAAATACTTTTCTGCTAGGTCGGCAAATTTAGCCTGAAGACTAACTCCGTGTCCTGTAGCAAAATAAATGTCGCCAATGCTATTTCTTGCCACAACACTAAATGGTGTTGGTTGATCTGCTACACCTACGTTTACATCCCATGTAACAGGTTCACTTCCGTTAAAACCAACACCTGTTAAATAATTTCCAACAGAATGATATTGCGTTGTTGTTGACGAAACTGTAATATCCGCAGTACCATCAAATGATACTTCATTGATATTTACAGGAGTTGCAAATCTAGCGGCAGTGGTAGCTACTGTGTTTGGACCAATTCTTATATATCCACCATTGTCAGACTTGGCATATAAGATGTTATTTGTGTTATCTAACCAAAAATCGCCCACTGACTGATTAGTCACTGTTGACTGTACAGCAATAGATGGAATTTTATTCCATTGCCCGGCAGTATCTCGTAGGCGTAATCTACTATCATCTGTAGTAAACCATAGTTGCCCAGGTACTGGATTACTAGGAGGACTAAAACTGCTGTTAGCAAAATTTTCTAGTAAGAATACAAAATTTTCGTTTTGTACCTCTCCGTAGTTGACTACGTTTTTTCCAACAAGTTTTAAACTGGTTGTGTTGTCAACAATACCATCTTCTAGTACTACTAATGCTGTTCCGTCGCTCTTGTTTATTTGATATGCCATGATTGATCCTTATAGCGATAATTCTGTAGTGTTGACATATTCCCAAGCACCAACTGAGTTTATTTTAAACCGTCTAACTTGATACCCTTCGCCGTTTACTCTACCGCCCGATGTTGCATTTTGGCCACCTTGCGAATACCTAACCAGTACCTTACAAACAGAACCGTTTGGAAGACCAAATTCTTGAGTCTGATGATCAAGTGGGCTGTTACTAGAATTTGGTGGAAACATTGCACCTAGTATAGTTCTAATAGCATTGTTCTGAGCTCCGACGTTTGCCGGAATACTAATATCGCCACTAATGTTATTAATTGTATTGGCTAAAATATCAACATCAATGAACCATGATAGTTGTTTATCTAACGACTTTCCTGTGTAACTGATGTCACCGTTGACTGTGAGTCCTGCTACTATTTTCTGCGATGTGCTGGTGCTAAAATAATTTGTATTATCAGTAACAGAAGGAGTAAATTGTGTCTGAGAAATAAACCCTATAGTATTACCATAATTTTTAAGTACAGTAACTTGTTGTGGTGTATTGTTAATATCTTTAACAGAAGTGGATGGAATTATCCATCCGTTATCTCCAACAGATTTTGGAAATATAGGACCGACAACATATAAGGCGCCACCGTTTAATATCTTTAATTGCATATTAACGCTATCAAACCATAAATCACCGGTTCCGAGCTCTACAGGATATGAACTTGAAACTGTTACACCGGCAACGTTTCTAAATCCGTTGTCGTAAACTTTTAATTTTCTTACAGTTGTATCATACCAAGTTTGTCCTTTTAAAGGATTTCTCGGAGGGTTCCCAGATGTGTTTGCACCGTTGGAAAGCAATACTACAAAATTTTCATTTATATATTGTCCAAAGCCGTTGGTGTTTTTTCCAACTAAAGCTAGACTAGTAGTTGATTGATCAATCCTGCCATCTGCCAACAAAGTAAGTACGCTACCATCGGGATTTAAAATTGTGTATGCCATATTAGTATTTTATAATGTAGTAAAGTGGGTTAGCATTTAAATCTTGCAATAACAAACTAGGCACATTAAACAGTGCGCCTGAATTACCATATCTGTTTGCTATTACAGAAAATAAATTAGCATAAGTTATTATGCTTTTTGCCGAACCATCGCAAAGCAGCCAACCTGTCGGCGGTGTTGAACTAGTCCAAATAGATATCATACCTGTTACAGCGATATCTTGTAAAAAATTATTTTTAGAAATTTGTGCAAGTTGGCCATTGTTTAACACCAACATCGAAGCAGTAGAAGTAGCAGTTGTTATCGATGTTTGACTTGATACAGCATATTTTGTCAACGACATATCAACAGTTGATCCTACACCGTCTCCTTGAATAGTAACTATGCTAGCGGTAACCTGTCCTTGTATGGCCAACTGCACAGGTTTATCTAATTTGGTTGCAGACCCAGTTAGTGTTCCATAAAATTGTGTTACTCCGGCTGTTCCAATTTGTCTTGCATATACTCTTCTAAAATTAACAGAAGCAGAACCAATGTCTGTCGAATTAGTCACACTCGGAAGTATTGCATCGGTTGCATATATTGGTCCGGTTACCTGAACACTTCCGCCAAACGTGGCTGTATGCAAATTATATATGTTTCCTGCTACAGTTACATCGCTTAAAAAAGTAGCAGTAGTTGTCGATTTAAATCCGGCAACTGCTGTTAAATACCCTTCAATAAAAGTTGCTGTAGAAATTGTTATTCCAACAGCAGGGTCAATTTCTAGTCTGGTTCTAATATCAGTAATTTCGCCAGTCGGATTAATCTGTAATTGAATTTTGCCGCCAACTGTATTGTTTAATAAAACTGCATCATTATTATTTTTATAAAGCTGTACATATTCTGTAGTTTTACCTTGAGGTAAAATAACTACGCCATCTCTACCTAAAGAACCAGTTGTTGAAGTTGTTCTAAAAACTATTTTACCTGTTATCTCTTGGCCGGTCGGAGTTGTATCTGACTTTCTTATAAAGTCCGAACTACTGTAATTAATTCCATTAATATTAAGATTATATGCGTTTTGTGCAGTTCCGTAGACCTGTGCAGTTTGATTATTAACTGTCATAGAACTCATATTAATACCAGGTCTAATTTGTAAGAATCCTTGTATTACAGTTAGTGGTGTAAATGTTCCTGTTGTAAATCCTGATATAATAGATATTACATCGCCGTTAACATAGTTCTTAATTACAGGATAGGATGCACCTGTAATAGAGTTTATTGTTTCAACCACCGATCCAGTTAATAAACTATCAGATGTATTACTATTTGGTCCTACAATTTGCCAACTTAATCCATTCCAAATTTTTAAATTATTCGAATTTGTATCTACCCATATGTCGCCGTTTTTAACAGCATAAGAAGTATTAGGATCCGAACTTTGTTGATATATACCATTTGCACTCGGCCATCTAACTGCACTAGCAGTACCATCCATTATGCGAAGAACTTTGTGTGCAGGATCGCTAGTGTCAAACCACAACTGACCTTCGATAGGATTTGTCGGTGGCAAAGGACTTGCAAAATTTTCTAATAAATGTAAAAAATTCTCTGCAAATTTTTGTCCATAATTAGGATATGCTCTACCTACTAAATTTAAACTAGTATCAACTGTGTTTATGCCAGGTGGCATATCCGGTACTGTGATAGTAGTTTGTTTTGTTGGATCGGAAAAATTCAGTGTATAAGGCATGTTTAAATTCCGCTAGTAAGACTTTGTATTCTCACTGTATAATCAATTTGAATCATTCTATTCAAAGATTTTTGTACTGGGTGAAAAATAACATGGGTTAATAAAGATCCGGCACCTGGTCCGTTAGGACTGTATGATAACAAACCTATCTCGTCAAACACAAAATTTCCATTGGCATCTGTAGAATTATCAAAAGCATTTTGACCGCTAGGTTCTCCAAAGTCTAACAAGCAACTTACTAAAATGTCGCTATATGCAGTACCAGTAACATGTCGTACTTCCATGAAGTTTCTTGCAGGATCTAAGTCATATGTCTGTTGTGCATCAACAGTTTTGTAATACGTTTGATTGTAAAGTCCAGCATTTGTTCCTATTACGTTAGGAGTCAAATAGGTAATAATACCTGTTTGATCAACCCTTGTTCCTCCATTGCCGAATGCCATATCAGAGATCATTCCATAACCCTGATTACTAATACTTTGAGCCAGCGCCTGACTAAAATTTTCATAGTGTATGGCGTTACTCTTGTTTAAGAATACTTCTTTAGTTTCTGGATCAAAGATTTTTAAGTGTCCTCTGACACTTATCTTGCCAAATTCGTTTGTTTTTTTAGTATCATTCATAATGTAATATTTATCTAGGGTTATTAAGTGCTATTATATTGTATACCACTGTGCTGTTGTTGCCGCAATCAATCTTACACCTGATGTAGCTGGTAAACTATAAGCAGTTGTGGTACTTAATGCGTTGATTCTTGCGCCGCTGTTTAACGGAGCATACACGTTAGTAGCAGTAGTCGGAGATACGTTATATAAAGTAACTTCCATTCCTGGGTATGCTGTCGGCAATGCCACACCTTGGTTGGCGGCGTTGTTTCCGATGATGTTAAAACTGCTGGTCAATGCTGTGGGATTAGCATAAGTTGTTCCGTTGGCCGCAACACTTGGGCTAATACTTTGCACGATAAACCCGCCAACACCTAGGCCGCCAGCTACACTTAATGCACCTGTGGTAGTCGATGTTGCCACTGTGGTGTTTAATATTTTAACAGGCTGTGTAATCCTGGTAAGCTCTCCCCACGTTACTTCAGAGGTTGATGAATTGTAATACATCATCAATGGAGCTGTTGTATCTTGATCAATTGGAGTAATAAATAGGCCAGGCTTTGTAGGGCTTAAAGGAAATCCTGTGGCATTTAATGCAATACTATATGACGATTGAAAATTCACACCGGCATTGTTTCCGATTGCAATAGCATTTAAACCTTGGCCGTATGCACCTGCAAGACTACCAATAGCGATTGCATAACCAGACTGTGTGCTAATTCCAGCAGATTGACCAATTGCTATGGATTCTTGACCTTGTCTCGCTTGTCCGGCAGCGGCTCCAATAGCAATCGAGCTACCACCGCGAGGACTAGTTCCTGCGTTTGCTCCTATTGTGACTGTTCCGGTGGTTGCTTGAGCACTGACACCCCAAGCAAATGCTGTTGCTGTTGCAAAAGTCAAGGTTCCCCATACCCTAATGCTACCACCTGCAAATATGTTGCCGCCGACAGATATTCCGCCGTTGCCTGCTATAAACAAGGTGGCGGTATTTGTATATGTGCCTCCAGCTTGAGGACCAAATCCTCCAGTTAGATACACATCTTTAAATCTAACACTGCTGGTCGTTGCAAGAGCTTGATCTGAACTATAACCAGATCCTGTGTATCCGTTGCTTCCAGCAAATCCAGCACTACCTGTCCAGCCTTGCGGGCCAAGACTTCCGCCGTAGCCAGTTGATCCTGTATAGCCTGTTCCAATACTTCCAGTGTATCCAATACCTCCAGCTGTTCCACCGCTACCTGTAAATCCAGTTGTTCCGACACTACCTGTAAATCCTGATAATCCCTGAGCACCTTCGCTACCTGTAAATCCTGCGCCGGAGCTGCCGACATATCCGATACTGCCTGTAAATCCATTTGTGCCCGATGTACCTGTTGTTCCTTGTGGTCCGGCACTGCCTGTGAATCCAACTGAGCCTGCAAATCCATTAATACCAGCACTACCATCAAATCCAATACTACCGGTAAATCCAGCACTGCCTACATAACCAGGACTACCTGTAAATCCTGTAGCAGTACTCTGACTACCAACAAATCCAATAGATCCAGTGTAACCTAAGCTACCGTTGTATCCAACAAATTGTCCAAAATTAGTAAATCCTGAGATGTTGCCCGGAGCAGATGAATTTTGATATACCCATAACTGTCCTGTGTCGATAATGGTGTACGCATCTGTTAGAGCAGGACCCACAACTGTTGTCAAACTTGAAGTGGTTGCAAATGCACCTTTTAGGTTAAAACCAGTTCCGGCGGATCCAGTGAATCCAAGACTACCTGTGTAACCCAAGCTACCAAAATATCCTTGACTACCTGTATATGCTTGACTACCTGTATAACCAGGAGTAGAGCTGGCGCTACCGACAAATCCAATACTGCCTGTGTATCCCGGAGCAGTACTAGCACTACCAACATATCCTGCATCTCCTTTGCTACCTGCATATCCCTGCGATCCAGTATAGCCAACTTCGGTACTCGGTGAACCAACGTAACCCGGAGATCCATTATATCCAATACCAATTGACCCAGTAAATCCTACGCTTCCATCATATCCTGCACTTCCAGTATATCCATCACGTCCGGCACTGCCGTCAAATCCAACTGATCCAGTAAATCCTCGCGATCCGGCATAACCTATATCACCTTTACTTCCCGAAAATCCAGTCGATCCAACAAAACCAATTGATCCTGTATATCCAAGACTACCAACAAATCCTAACGATCCAGTAAATCCAAAGCTACCAACATAGCCAACGCTACCTGTATAACCACGACTTCCTGCATAGCCTTGGCTACCTGTATAACCATCTCGACCTGCACTACCATCAAATCCTGTAGCACCAAAGCTACCAGTGAATCCTACGCTTCCGTCATATCCTGCACTTCCTGTGTAGCCGCTTGCTGTACTGGCACTACCAACAAATCCTGTACTACCTGTATACCCTGTACTACCTGTATAACCTACCAATGTACTACGACTACCGGTATATCCAGATCCGGGACTTCCAACATAACCTTGGCTACCTGTATATCCGCCTGGGTCTCCTTTTGATCCATAGAAACCTTGACTACCTGTATAACCGGCAGGGTCTCCTTTTGAACCAACATAGCCAGCGCCGGCACTTCCAACAAATCCAGGACTACCAACAAATCCAGGAACTATACTTTGACTACCTATGTATCCTGTAAGACCTTGGCTTCCAATAAATCCAATACTGCCAGTGAACCCTTTTGGTCCAGTACTACCCAATGGGCCGACAGGACCTTGACTACCAGTAGGTCCTGCAAAATTACTAAAAAGTGTTGAAAAATTTAATCTTTTAGTCAGATTATTATCAACCACAACAAAATATGTTTGATTGGTCGTTGTGCTTAATAACGGTAGCGTATTAACTTGTGGCATTTTTAAAATCCTTGTATTGGTTCCTGATTTCCATCAGTTAATGGAGTTCCTCCACTAGTTCTTAGTGTAACATCACCGCCATAATACCAAATATCTGGTAGCTCTGCGGGCTGTTGTTGTAAGAATTTTGCAGGATCTGTAGTACTATTCATTAACGAAATTCCATAATTGTTCCATTCTGCTGTCTGGCTGTATTGTTTTTGTACAATAACTAGCTCGATATCATCTTGGACCTCTTTAGACATATTTAACATTAAAACGCCAGTAGAAGTATTAACAGTAAACTCAGGAGCAAGGTATGTTAACCCTTGGTAAACATATCCGTTAACTGCATCAATTTTAGTATCACCGGTATATACCCACACTTGATTTGTCGAAGTTACAATGTAAGAATCTCCCATAGTAGATGTTAAAGGAAGCCCTGATACTGTTGCTGTTGTGCCAAGAACAGAACCAGGAGGACTGTCATATGCAAATGTTGTATCGTGTATAAATGTTCCTGTTTTTCTCAGTTCTCTGCCTCCATAATATACAGCAATTTGATTTTCTGCTATAAAATCTGAAGATAACAAAATTCCATCAGATCTTACAACGGTAGCTGTATTAAATGTAGTTGCGGTACTAAATGTACTGGTGCTAATTTTATAAGTGCTAGTAGACGAACGTGTAAACTGAATTTGTTTTTTAGGTATTTCAGTATAGGGAACTGTCTGACTCGGACTTTGATCAATTACTTTTGTATTAATATCGGAGTAAAAAGACGGAGCAGTTCCGAGTGTTCCTCTGCGTAACTTTCTTAAAGTATTTCCGTCAATTTCTAAATATTCAATTCGTTCAGCATCAATTAACACAACGCCCGGTATTTTCTGTGAAAGCAGTGGCGGAGTTAGCACCGATGCATCTTCAACATAAATTTCTTTATCTGTATACGATAAAGGTCGTGTTAAACGAGTTGTTGCTTGTTTGCTTAGACGCTTGTAATGAGTTCTTCCAAGCATGTCTATAAAAATTCTATATCCAAGCACTGTAGATGATAGTTTATTACTACTGATAGTAGTAACTACAATGTCATCCGCTGTGGTTATAATAAATGCATCAGATAATTGCAATGTCACTGCATCGTCAAGTATATCGTAATCAATACCACTCTTTAACGGAGCTCCATTTAAACTTACCCATGCATAATCTAAGTGTAAAATTGGTCTGCTAAGTTTAAAACGTTTGTTGGGATTTCCTGGAAATCTTTCAGTTTGTATTAGCATACCATCTTGATCGTTGTATGTGATAATTTTTATTTCTGCATTTAAAACGCCCTGTCCAGATTGCAAAGGAACATTCAAAATGTTTCCAACTATATCATAATCATAATCACCCGGAACTAGGCCAAGTACAGCAATAGCATCACCTGCCGCTAAAATATTCGGGTAAACAGTTACAGTATTATCGTTAACATTGACATTAAAATCAAAGCCAGGTAATAATGCAACACCATTTCGATATACTCTAACTGTTGTTAGGTTATAGGTCGAAGGTGGTCTTAATACATGGTTATCAATAGTAAACGTTCTATCATTTGTATTTGTTACTTGATAATAACTTATGTATGGTGGTAATAGTTGTCTACGGCCGCCACCGTCTTTTATTTCAACAAGTACTTCGGCATCAGCAGGATGTACTGTACTAGGAGGATTTGAAAGAACAAAAGAAGTTACTGGCAGTCCTTGACCAACTGTGAATATTTGTTCGGTTAACTCATTGTAATAATCGACCTCAGTTCCAAAGAACCATGCTTGTAATGTCTGAGATCCGCTTGGCAAATTGTATATTGTTACGGCGGCTCTTTCATTAGATAAACTGTCAGGACCAAGGGTGTAATATAATCCCGATGTACCAGTACTAATGGCCATGCCATCAACTGTGACAAATGCACTTTGTATGGTGTTAATTCCTGATAAACTTACAAGAGTACCAACTGGTTCGTCATAATCTGTTAAAATTTGATAATCAACAACACCAGCAAATGCATCGGGGTTGCCTCCGCCAATACCAATAATTCTATATGACACTTTACCACCAAGCGGTTGCGGAGGAAGTATAAGAGAACCACTAGCCCAGTCAATACTAAATTCTTTAGCAGAAACAAAATTAGTAGTAGAGTTGTACGAAAATACTGTATTATTGAAACTTATAGTAATACTGTTAACTGTTGTTGGAATTACAGTCAACGGTTGTGTAACTAATGTACCTGCAACAATATCAAACGAACTAGAAAAAATTAATGGAGCACCATTGGCATTTTTTGTATATACATTAATACCGAGACTTTCTGTCACCTGTCCATCTAACATTTCTTCTGGAGAAAATCCTGTATTTGGAGTATAAAATTTATCGCCGTCGATAATAATTTCATCAGGATTAATTCCCAATGCAGTATTGTACAGTAAGTTGCCGCCGTCAATTGCGGTATCTAAGGTTGTAGAATTTGCATCGTACGACCATAATTCAATTGTAGCATCAGTTAATGTATTACTAATTGAAGAATTAAATGTTACCTTAGAGCTTGCTGTATTAATTGACAATATTTTTACAGTTGACGTACTGAACTGATTTACAGTATTGCTGATAATATTTGCATATTGTCCAACCATTAAACCAGTAGTAGTATTAACTGATACTGTGCTAGTGCCGGCAGTTGCGGTAGATGTTATAGAAACTTTAGTGTAATAAGAAATATCGTCTGCATATGACGCATCACCAAATCCAGAATACACATTAGACCCAAACAATACATCCCAATGGGTTGTTGCAGTTAATCCCAATCCTTGAATTTGTGTTCTAGGATATTCTAGACCACTCATTAATTGAGCTGGAACTTTTCCAGGCATGCCACTAGTCGGCTCGTAATAGTTTTCGATTCTTTCTAGTGCCGTGAACAAAGTTTTAGATTTTCTATAAGACACAGCCAGTATCTGATTATTCTTTGGAATATAATTTAAGAAAACAATTTTACAATATTTCTTATTGTAACCATTGTATTTTTCTGTATAATAAGTTATGGTGTAATCTGCACTTAGTACACGTATTTTATCAAGGGTAACCGTGATATCAGATTTATTTGCGTCAGCTACCCATCCAAGTATCCATTCATTTTGAATTCCGTTACAAATAAATGAGTCTGAAACACGCGGATCTCCAATTTGATTATATCTATTAATACGATCAAATTTCATTTCAATAATATTTGATCGTACTTTACCGTTGTATAGTTGTGCGTATGCTCTAGCAGGAGTTAATGTTGTACTGCCGCCACCTTTAATACTCACAGTCGGAGGAACTAGATACCCACTTCCTGGATTAGTAACCTCTATAGAAATTATTTGACCAGATCGTATATATGCAACCGCTGTTGCACCTGTTCCTAAATCTCCTGGTTGTGCAGTAATTTCAACTGTTGGTGATATTGTATATCCTGCACCGGGCTCGCCAACTACAATACTACCAACTGTAAATGTTTTATTGTCATTCCAAGATTTCCAAGGATATACATTAGTTAATGTACTATTCGAAGCAATTGATTCAAAATTTCCAGAATTGCTATTATACTGTGTTGGAAGATCAAAGTCGGTAGTATAACTATGAGATTGTTCTAACTTATCATACTGTGTTGTAAATGATCTTATTTGACTATGATACGGTTTTACCTCGCTGATATAATCTTCAAAGTATTGTGTATTTTGAAGTTTATAAACAGGACGTTGATCAAGTGTTCCAGCATTATTGGTAACATTTATAAACGAAGTTTTAAATGCCCAGTCTAGCAATTTTTGTTCAGACATGGCATACTTTACTGCTTTAAAGAAGAAATTATTCCAATTGACTTTTAACTCGTTTATAAAAATATCATTCTTTAATGCAGATAATAGATATTGTAATTCTAAATCCGGTGTTTGGTCATATAGTGTTTGATCATAACTTGCTGTTTGGTCAAAGCCATAAGTGCTATTAGCTGTATTCCATACAGCATCTGATATTTGTATTGTTCCATTTTGTTTGTAAACAATATTATATCCGTTGCCGAATGTTCCTACTGTCCCGGCTGGTATTTTTTCTAATATGATAAAGTTGCCATCGCCGCTATTTTTAATTTTAACATAATCACCATCCGACACGTCAGTTAATGTGTAGATTCCGTAAATTGCATCAACTGTGAATACATAATCTTGATATTGATTATAATCGGCACTTGTCCAGTCTATATAATTCCAATACAAAGATGTATTGAATTTTTGTGTTCGAGCTCTGACAAACAATCCAAGTTCGCTTTTCCATGCAAACTTTGACCATTTGCCATTGTATGCGCTATCAGCTTGAACTATAACAGTAAATGGTCTTACTTCAATTTTAGGATCTTCGGCGTAGCCGTTACCCGCATCAACAATGTCAACTGCTGTTACACGACCGTTTGCATCAATGGTGGTGGTGATTTTACCAATTTCTGTACAACTTCCGATTAATGTTACCGTAGGGCTTATAATGTATCCAAACCCAGGATTGGTAATAGTAACTCCGATAATTTTTCCATCGTACACTTGAGCTGTTAATTCTGCTTGTACTAATTTCCTTGTATCAATGGTTTCTAAGGTATAATTGTCTTCAACAATGCGATCGTATTCGTGTGAATATTGATCAGGAATAAGTTCCTGGGCATTTAAATTAGCAAAATTATATCGACCTGTAGTGATATTTTCTTTTAATACAGAGTTTGAAAATTCAACTAAATTTCTTAAAGCGCCTAACCTATCTTTAAACAATGTTTGTTGAGGTCTAATACCTATACCATATCTAACTCTACTTGACAAACTAGGATCTGGAACTGCTATACCAAGAGAATCGTGTCCTAGTAAGCTGTCAATTAATTTTTTCTCTAACAATGTGTTAGGTGCAGAGGTTGATGAATTTTCTTCAAGTAATAACCATTCTGTATGTCGAGGTATTTGATTTTTTATATTATCGAACGCAATATTTAAATTAATACGATCGCCTACTAACTCAGAAGCAACATTAGAAAGCATCACACCGTGACCAGATATTATGGCGGCATACATAGCACCATCGTAAGACGGATCATTTATTAACAAAGCTACATCATAAGATGATATTCTTCTATTTTTTGTTTCAGGAACTAAAACTTTATTTTTTACCCAGTAATAATAAATGTTAGTGAAAGAGTTTGAAATTGCATCATAACCCTGTTTTACAGATAGTACTGTATTATCGGGAAATTTTGGTTGTCCACTAATGCCTTGCGCTATTCCAGATGCTGTATCTGCAAGCTCTGCCCATTCGCTAGGAAGGTAAGTAGATTCTACCCATTCATAAACATCGATACTACATCCAGGGAACAGTCTTCCCCAGTTATTTTTTCTATAATTCAAATCGCCTTGTTCGTACCAGACATACTTAACAGTTGATAGATCCCACCATAGTTCACCTACCTGTGCAGTGGTCCAGTTTGTATCTGTCAGCACCGTTGTCGCAGTTGTACCAATTGAATAACATGCAGGATCAATTGATGTTTTATATCTTATTTCCTCGTCAGCTATTCCTGCAATCTTTCCTTTTAAAGGATCGATAACATCAAGATATGTAATTATACTATCAGTGAATGTGTCAATTAGCCTAACTTTTTGCAAAGTGTTCACGTCGACTAAATTATCAAACTGTCTTAGTACTTTCCAACTGTTCGCAGATGGATCAATTTTACTATATCTGTAAGTTGCACTATAATCAATTTGACCATCGGCATTAATATTAGTATTCGGGGCACCGATTAAAACTTCAGTTTCGTCTAAAACTATACTTTGACCAAAGTTAGTAGCAGTAGTTAGATTACCTGGATTAATTTCTTGTGCAAAAACAAAACGTGATTCGTATCTATCATAAACAAATACACATCCTGATTTTGACATGCTGTCTTCAAATATTGTAGTTTTACTATCAAACGTTGTATTGTCAGCTAGCTTGTTATCAAACGATCTATCAATTCTATCAGTTCCTAATGCCGATACAATTAATTTGTCAGCACCAGTACTAATGTCAAGGTCCTGTCCAAAAACCATTCCTGCGCCAGCTACTGGGTTGCTGATAAATTGTGTAAGTGTGAATACTGAATTAACTTTCTGGAATACTACAACTGCACCTCGTGAATTATCAAAATTAATAAATCCAGGAGCAGTTACAAATAAGTATTCTCCATCGTTTGATAGTAATACCTGTTCACCGAATCTACTTCTCTTATCAAAACCAACAGTATTACCAAATATTATTTGAGAAAGATTACTGTAATTTGTGCCAGTTAGTACTGCAACATACCCTGTTCCTTGCAAATAGTTAGGAGCACTAATTGTAACTATACTAGCATCTGGTATTCCGGAAATACTATAACCCCATTCAATACCTGCCGCAGATACCGGAGGAGCAATAGTTGTGTTAAATGTAATATTTGTAACAGTGGTTAACGAAATATTGTACAGATGTGCAGACCCTGTTAAAACTCCATTATTTCCAGGTGCGCCGACTAACAACTTTTTAGTCGATGTATTATTAGCTTGTACAAATATCGATTGTCCAAAGCGATCATTGTTTCCAGGTGTAGGACTCAACAACACTTTTTCTGTAAATTCTGTAAACAATAAAGGATCAACACTACTAATCTTTACAAGGCCTTCGTGTACACGAGACGAAGCAGATCCTGCCTGTGATGCATATCTAAGACCACTAGGACCACTTGAAGATTTTATTCCGCTTGCGCCAGGGGCACCGGCATAGAATATTCCAAAGCCGGTATTGTTATATTCTTGACTATCATATACTACCGAGGCACCAAATTCTGTATGCACCGTACCGGTATAATATTGATTATATGATTTTTGGTTAATATTATAATTGAAAATATATCCATCAAGGTCGATGTATTTGACAAATATTGTACCAACATCAAATCTACTCGGAGAAGAATAGTACGGCGATGTTTCAATTACTATGTTTTCGCCTTTATTTTTGTATATAGTTGATCCATACGATGATCCACTAGTATTAGTTGTAATATGTGTTATTGAGTAATTGTCAATTTTTTCATAGACTTTCCAGCTACTAGAAATATCGTTATCAATCCAATATTTAGAACCATACGGCAACTCTTGCAAGTCTTGATCGCTAGGAATTAAATCAAAGTTACTATATCTAACACTTTCAAACTTAAACAATAATCCAGGCGAATCTGTTGTAAAGGTAGTAATAAAAGAAAGTGTAGAATTTACTGTAAACTCTGTTTGAGATAATACATCAGTTACTCTGTAAACTCCGTTAACTTGATCATCGTATTGAGATACTGATATAATTTCTCCAATACTTAATCTATGCGGAATATCGGTTGTGAACAAAATACTTTCTGCCGGTGTTGATATTTGTACTGAAATAATACCAGCTGTAGATCTCTGATATCTGCGAACATCCCAGTCACCATCGTTGGTATTTCCTAGCCATATAACTTCACCATCGTTTAATGCTCTAGTATTAGCAATTGAAATAAAACTGTATTCGTTATACGCAGTTGAAGTAACATCATTTAAATTTACATAACCTGCAGACATTAATTCAAAATTAGATGTCGAAGTTGTTATAAAAGTGTTTAGCGGAGAATAATCTGTAGGAACTATAGATAAATCTTTAGGTGTTTTATATAATAACAAATCGTTGGAGATTGTAGGTACTGTATAACAAAACTAATAGACTGAGGGTTTCCTGTAAAACTGCCTTCGTGCAATGTTGTTTCTATTTCGTTATACGTTCCAAATGATCCGTACTCACCTACTCTAAATGCCCATTCTTCATTAAACGTAATGGCGCCTTGTAAGTTTTGTATACTTGCCTTACTTAATTTGATAACAGAATTCTTTGACCCTTTTTCTTTAATAAATCCTTGATAAAATTTATACTGTGCAATAGGATTAATAAAGATATTGTTTAAGTATACCCGCGGAGTATATCCAACCAAATGCTGTGCTAATTCTTGCTGGTTGCTATCAAAGTTGTCAATATCAAGACTGTAGAAATCTTCAAACTGATTAATCTTATAATCAAAGTTTGGAATCAATTCAGCTACCGGCTTGCTTCCGAGTAGTACCCATTCGGTAAAATTAAATTTGTTAGATCCTATTACGTCTTGAATGGCTGAATAATATTTGCTATTAAATCGTACCACTTCTCCGTATTTGTAATCTGTAAATTCCGACCAGGTGTTTATTTGTGCAGTGTCGTATACAAATCCAGGAGTGAAATAGTCGCCGTTCCAGTTCGCGGTACGGAATCCAATTAACTTCACTCGACGTTGACGATATCCAGTTTCAATATCATATATAGTATCATTAAACACCGTGGTGTTATCAAATACCATAGCATGTTCTTTTTGTACAGAATTTAATTGTGCAAAATAAATTCCTTCTGTGGTATTAATAGATCTAATTGTACAAACGCCTTCATCTCGGCCAATATTTAAATTATTCTTAGGAAATTCAAAACCGTTTTCTTTTAATACATTGTAATCGTAAAAACTATCAAAAATATTATCTACAACACTATCACTAAATTTAAACTGAAGTTGATCAGCAAACGGACTAAGAGCAATGATACTGTTGTCTGCCCAATTTTGTGTTGTCCAGTATAAAAATTCTTTAGCGGTAAAATTCCAATCTAGTACAGAATTTAAATTACTGTTGTATTGGTTGAATACGAATCCTTGATCGCCTAGCCAATCACCATATCCAACAATAAAGTCATAGACTTGTTGTGCATTATCAAATTGTGTTCCATAAGGAATTTGGACCGCAACCTTATCAAACTTATAATATGTTTGAACTGTTGCACCACCAGATATTGGTAATGACGGTAATGCCTTATAGTATGCTGTATTAAACACACTTTCTGCATAGTGATCTTTAAGTACTATGTAATATCTGTTGCCGTAACTAACAATTTGTCCTGTTTTATAAAATTTGCCGACTGGAGAACTATTTGCTGTTGTAAGGTCGATCGAATTAAGATTAGATGCGTTTGCATCTGCTGTTCCTGCTGTCCAATTTATGTAGGGAGAACTGATTCCGCCAACGCTGAGTGTAGGAGTTGAACTATTTCTTATTGGAGTATATACAGTAAAATATGGACGATATTTGTCATATCCTTTTATAACAAATTTTCCAGATACTTTTTGTATAATTAATCCCGAAATACTTGTTGTGTTAATTGGATTACTTGTGTTAAGATATAACTGATAATTTTCTTGAGGTAATAACGCACCAGGTCCTGTGCTAGCAGGATCATAGGCATCGATAACAATTTGCAGATTGCCTTTATTAACAAATCCGCCTACCTTATGAAATAAATTTATATCAAAGAAATTTAAATCTTGTGTTAATTCATCTACATAATTAATAGATCTTTGTTTTCCTGCCTCGACAAGAAGTACACTATATCCGCTAGTTAATGTAGTTTGAGTATCAAATACTTTTACATTTTTAGGATTTAAAAACGATCCTGCATTATCATACGACCATTGACCGGCTTGACTTTTAGACATCCTACTTGGATCATACATTAGCGATGCGTAACTTGCCGGTTTTAATAGAGCCAGCAATTTTTGTAAGGCAAACGGCCAATAGCTACTTCTTCTCCATGCTGTCTCTGCTGGGCCTTGGTCGCCAAATTTCCAATTTTGTCTAACGCTATAAGGAGTATACTCACTTAATAATAATACAGTAGGGTCAATTAAATTGCCTGCTTCGTCAACGGGTATAATATCTTTTAAGCCAGGTCGACTATAAACTGGATCAATGTTCCACCCGCTAGGGTATTTTATCAAGCCTTTTTCTAAATCTTCCCATAAAATATAATTACCATTGGTATAAGGAGCAGGGCCATATACACCTTCCCACCAGGTTGGTTGAGATTCAAACCCTAACATTTCCCACGGGGCGGTATGGGGGCGATCTGTGTCATAGAAAAATTTATATATCGATCTCCAATTTCCATCTACTTGAATAGATAGTAATTTGTTGGTACTGCCCGAGTAGTTCCATGTAAAAGAATTGTCGGGATTAAATGTAGAATTTTCTGTGTATTCGATTCCGTAGAATCCAGACCACTTAATAAAGTCATTAATTAATATAGAATTACAATCAGTTAAACTATATTGACTATTCCTAAAGGCGCCCGGTAATACAGAATTAATATCAAAGAGATCTCTTTGGTATGTTGCTTTAATATTATTATAAATTCTTTTTTCTAATTCAAGTATAATGTCATCTCTAAAATCGTTGTAGGCAACCATTATACTTCCGTCGTGACACTGTATTACATTAGTTGGAGTTGAATAAGTATCGTCAACATATTTTGTTGGTTTAAATTTAGGATGTAGTCCAAGCTTCGAAGGAGTTGGCGGAATAAAACATCCTTCCGTTGTAGCGTAGTCGTTAACAGTAATTACATCTCCTACTGTTAAGTCAGTTAAAATTTCAATAGCTGAATCATTAATAATAAAATTGTAATCCTGCCCTAATAATATCTGTTCTCCATTGATATATACCAACACAGATCGTAAACCTAAAAGTGTAGGATTAAAATCAGATGTTATAGGATACACGGTATTTTTAATATTTTTAACAGTCCATTGTCTTGTTATCTTGTCATTCCCGTATGCTATCATATCTGATAAGAAATACGGAGATTGTAAATTTTTGCCGGAATTTAATTCTCTTAAAATTGTGTCAACTGACGCAATAGTATCATTAAGATTTCCTACCGTTATCATTTTGTTTAAAAATGACATTTTAAATTGGTTGTACTGATCGCTTACTTTTGTAATAGCATTGATAACACTATGTTCTTTTTTTCCAATAAACAAATGTGCAAATGCCATTGGATTCGCATTAGAGATTAATCTACTACCGTATCTAGCAACGTCGGGCCTATCACGTAAATTACTAACTCCGGGAAATGTTCCTACAAAATTAGGCAACCTAGTAACTGCTGTTCCTAAATGGTCGCTAAGTTCGCTTAGTGTAAAATTAGTTATAGGGCCGTTCAATGGATTATTAGTTAGTCCCAGAGGAACTTCGTAGTATCCGTTATTGTTTACATTGGCATCTGTATATAGTTTAAACAATAGACTAGAATTTACTTGTAATTCCGATTTAAAAGAAATGTATAATTTACTATTTTTAGAAATAGTTGTATAGTTTGTGGTGTCTAATTTTTTATTATCAACAATAACATCTAGCGTGAAGGTTGCCATAGTTGGGTTATCTATAGCAGTTACTTCAACTAAAGAAGTTGCTGTTGTAATATTTTGAAATTGTATTATTGGAATACAATATGGTTCTGCAGATGTCCACACATTTGCATACACGTCGCCTGATAAGTGAGCAAATTTTAAAAATGTCTGGCCAGCAGATACAGTAATAGTTTCTACGTTGTTAACTGAAACAGATATTTGATCTGTACTAAAATAATTTTTAAAAAGGTAACTTCCAACGCCAACACTATTTTGATATTTTAATGGAAAACCTAGCACCGCATCGTTGCTTCCGTTTGTTCCTTCTTCGTACCCAAATATTTTAGTTCCGCTAAAATTACTTTGATAAGCAGTTGTATCACTATAACTATTTCCGTTTTTATCAAACAGATCAAAAAATGGAGCTTGGTTAAGTTTATTATGTTGTTGTGAATATAACCAATTTGTGCCATTGTACCACCATGCTGTGCCGGCGGCAGTTGTTCCGTAATTTACAGAAGTAGAATAGCCAGCTATGCTTGTAGTTACTGGAACTAACTGTATACGGGTTCTATAGTTGTTAACTGTAACATAATTTACTTCGTATATTTTGCCTCTAACACTTGAATCAGTATCTGCATTAAATATGATTCGATTTCCTTGCTGTAATAACACTCCGTCAACATGGTAACCTGCAGACCCTTCAACCATAGAAAATGCATCACGTGTTACATTGTCAATTAAGTCAACATTTTGTATGCCGGTTGTTCCAAAATTATATAATTTTAAATCTGCCTTAAATTCAACAATAGGTCTCTTGGCTCGTAAATTAACTGGATAAACAGGTTCCTGCCCAGCTGCCTCTGCACTTGCCTTGATTACACCCGAATGTACCCATCTATTATATCGCGACCATGGATTTAAATCCTGGCTGGCACGGTTAACTGTAATATATTCCGGTGTTATCGGTAGTGTTTTAAAGTTATCAAATGGAAAGTTATCAAATCCTGTGGCATCAAAACTTTCATCATACACCGTGGCCATGGATTCAGGTGAAGTCAATAAGTCATAATCAACTAGTCTTATAGATTCTCCTACACCTTCTACCCAGTATTCTTTATTTTGATATTGCTCAGGAATAACAGTTCCACCAAAACGAATTTTCATTCCATTTGATAATTCTACTCCTGTGCCCGATCTATAATTCTTTTTTCCAATAACTTCTTCTTCTACATTGATAATAGAATTTTGTGTAGAATCTTTAACAACAAATTGTCCTTGTACCTTGTCATCGGTGCCAGAAATGTAATATAAAGTTTCCGGAGTATACTGATCAATGGTTAATGTAACTGTACCGGTTGTAATACCGTTGTTGGTTATATTGTGTGTTAATGCTCCAAAAGGCCCCGATGACGCATCTGTTTTTACATAAAAGTTGTATACAGAACTTACTTCAAAATTATATGTATTCCCTCTATATAGAGTAACAATAGGGTTGGGTGTTAGTCCGTTTGGTGTAAAAATAAAAGCAGATTCAACTTCGTTGTCTCTTACTGTGAATGTACTAGTTGTATTTGTCGGCTGACCACTTATAACAACAGTATTCGGTCCTGTAGTTAACCAATAATATTCAGTATAATTAACTAACTTATCTAAATCAATATGCGGATCATAAGAATAGAATTCACTTCTAAATAGTTTATCAATATTCTGTGGTTGACCGCCACTGACTGAAATTTCATTAACCAAGTCATCAAATGCCACTGCACCTTTTACAGCATTTTGATTATCTTTTAAAACGACTGCAGGCTCAAGTTGATATTGTTTTCGCAAAGGCAGTGATTCTGAAATATAAACATCTGCCGTAGAATTATATGTAGGAGTTAACACCGATCCTACATAACCATCGATACGTTCTAGCTCAGGCTTTTTGATCCATTGGTCAATTGTACTAGATAAAAATTTAGAATTTTTATCTGTTCTTAAAAACTCTGGTAACAAATTGATTGTTTTAATTGAATTTGCCATTCTTTATGATCCGATACTTGTTACAATAGTTGCAGTAGATAGTAATTGTGAGGCTGTAATTGCACTAACTATTTGAATATCCGATGCAGATGCGCCGCTGATAAAAATTTGATTTGTCTGACACGATACCTCATATAGTCCACCAAATGAATTTATTTTTGGAACAATTATAAAATTAGTAATATCGGGTGTCATTAAATTCATGACGTATGTTGATAACTCGCTGAAGTGGAAACTTTGTCCAAAGTCCCAATTTTCTAAAGCAAAAAATTCGTTAATTGCATCAAGGATTCCTGTTATTAATGAGTTAGAACTCATCGTGCTTGAAGGACTTTGAACAGCTTTAAATGTTGCTTGTAAATTTATATCTGCTTCTGTTCCAAACAATACAACATAATTCACTGGCTGGAAAATAATTTCATCGCTGATAGTTTTTTGCAATTCTAGAGATGTTCCATAATTATTTTCTAAACTTTGAGTTGTTGGTGGCAATGGTTTATTTCCTGCGCCTGTATTTAACCAAGATCTAAATGCCTGATCATAGTCTGCTGTTAACATATAAATGTCAATGATATTACTCTTGCTAGGATCAATTCTTCTATTCTCTCCGCTATTATGTACGTAGTGGAACTTTAATCCTGTTCTACCAGGATGTACAAAATAAGATGGTTCGTAGATCCATGAATGTAAATTAGTTACAGTGGATAAGGAATAGCTGTTCACTACATCATATGCACTATCATAGAAATAAAACAAATCTCCAGTTACAGGAGTTATTGTATTATTAGAAATTGCAGTATCTGCATCCGACGGTGTAGGATATGCAATAAACGTTCCTGTTGAAAGCTGATATCTATTTCCATCTGTCATTGTTTGAAAATAAACAAACTTATCTCTATACCCTGTTGTAGGATTTAATGACGAAGGTGCTACTACAGTTTTAAATGTATCAGGGTCTGATATCTGTCCCGAATTATTATAATCGTAAAAACTTACTTTGACTTTTTTAGGTTCAACATATCCGTCTGCTTCAACAATAGCAGAATCAACCTGCCAATTAAAATCAGCACCAAGAGGTAATGTCGAATATGCAGAATCGGATGCTTGAATAGTTGCATAAGTACCTGGAACATAAGCTGTTCCTGAATTTGCAATGTAGATGCTATCAATAGATCCATTTCTAATTATAGGAATAAAGTATCCGTTATTTCCATTAGGGAAACTAATAGTAGGAGTTGACACATAGCCTGTTCCGCTATTAAGTATATTAAACGATTGTACACTTCCAAACCCTGTTGTTGTCTTAATAGAAATTTCTGCATTTCCATAATTTACAGGACTGGTATTGATTCCTAATACTGAAATTTTATCTTTGATAACTGTATCATTGACAAAATCGTAATTAACGTTTGACGAATCAACAAAGAATGATGTTTCTTTCTCGCTTTCAAAAATATAGTCTGTTACTCTGTATCGTACCTGATAACTAGCGCCTTGCCAAACAAATGCTATCATCCAGCTGGCATCTAAATTATTGTTAGTAACATCATTTTGGTATTCTAAATTAAACCCGTTAATTAAATCTATGTTGGTGTCTGCAATTATATTCCAAGTTCTAGTAAGTACATCAAAACTTAAACCAAAGTTGCTTTTTGCCAAACAAAGGTTTACTATTTCTGATTCAAAGCTGTAAGCATAGGTACTAACAAATTTTGGAATTATTTCTGCAGGTACCGCATCAGAATCAATAACTGTACTTAAAACAATTGGTCCTGTACCGTCACTAAGTACTCCTACACCTGAATTACTACCATCTCCTGTTACAGATATAACAGTTGCCCATTTATAATCTGTAGTTTCTGAAGATTTTACAGTGGTTAATTTTCCACTAGGAGAAAAATATTTTCCGGTCGGCGGAGTAAATTTAATTAAAGATCCTACAGTAAGGTATCTTAAATTACTGTCATTAAATTCTCCTACAGATACCGGAGAAGAAAAAGATTGGAAATAACCTTTTGATTGATGGGATACTGTGTTTACATTTACCCATAATAAATTTAAACTACTAAGCACAGGTCTTGTATACCTGTCTAGATAAAAAGAACGGAGAGCAGGAGATGCTACAATTGGTTCAAGTTGTTTCTTTACTACAGAAAAAATATCATTACGTGTTGTAAATGTAAATTCAAATTTTTGTTCTTGATTTTTCTGATATACGATTCCGTCTGCCGCAAAAATATTTGTTTGACTGTACTTTCCAGTAATGTCTGTTAAATCAAAATACTTGCTAAGTCCGCTGGTAACACGGGCAATGCTTTTTACTTTTAATATATTACTGCCCAGTGTTAACGGAACAATGTTGTAATCTTCTCCAGTTACCATACGATTTTGTGTATAGTATGTTTGAGGAGCCTTGGTTCTAATGTTATCATTAGATTCTGGACCAGCACTATTATTAACTGTATACTGCAATGACAGTGTTAGCGTAAGAGTATGTTGCTGTCCAGATTTATTTCTGTAAGGTATCTGTACAACAATCCCTGACATTTGTTCGGGTTTAATAGTATATGTTGAACCGTTGCTTTGACGATAAAATAAACTGAACGAACCTTTAGGCAAGTTTCCAAAACTGCCGTCAGCAAAGTTTAAATCAATCTGATCTTGATCACGAGTGGTTACACTATAAATGTTTCTTGTATCGTTGTTTAAACTATTATAGATAATATTACTTCCTACCAACGCATTAACTTTGGTCCATAGTGTTTTATAATTGTTATTAGCATCTAACTGCCACAACCAGACATCAGTATCATTGATGTTTGATGTATTAACTCCTACGATTTCGTTAGGAACAGGGTTATCAAGGCTAAAATTTGATAAACTCAATGCGCCTTGACGGAAATGTGCAAAGAATCCTGTATTAGGACTTGATGATCCTTTGTTGTCATTTTGATATAAGAATCCAAAAGTATTTGCAGGCGTAGGGGGCTCTTCGTATACAGTAGATGCACCTTCAAAAGAACAACTGACTACTTCAAAACTCATACTAGAGCCGTTGATATTTTTTTGAAAACCGTATAACGGAACATCTGTATTCGAACTATTAATTTTGTATCGTTCGGTTAATATGCCGTTAATAGTACTTCTACCATAAGGATTTCCAAATGTGTAACTACTAGGCATTGCGCTATTCATGATTGAAATAAATTGCTGATACCAGCTTATATTAGTGGAGTCATTCCACCCAATAGTAGTATTGGCTAGATTAATACCATTATTATCAATTACATTGTCAGTGGTCGAAATGGCTGTTAATTTTAAAAATCCACTTGCAGGAACATTTCGTTTAGGTACATAACTAACCAGCTGTGCTAGACGTAATACGCTATCTCTACGCTGTGCTGTTTCTAAGAAGTTTTCACGAGCATTTAGATCAATACGGAAACTTAGATTTTGTCCCAAATAAGCAATAAGATCAATAAGGGCAATGTATTCGCTACTATCAATAAAGTCGTTGAAATCTTCAGGATAATTTTCCTGAAGATAGGTTATCATTGTTCTTCTTAACGTTTCAAAATCATAGCTTTTAAAGTCGGCATTTCTAAAAGATTGGTATATTTTTTTCCAATCTTCTGCGACTAAAAGTTTACTGTTGGTTGATGGAATCATAGTTTTTTTTCTGTTATACCATATTTATTTGTTAGATAAAGTAGGTACATTATTGTTGTAGTCCGATGCTTTGATCAAATGTTAACCTTAACGATGATGATTGATCGGTTTGTTTTAACACCAGGGTAAGCTCTAATAAAAAGCCTGAATCGAGTTCTGTTAACTTAATTTGTGTTGGATACACCCTAGGATCTTTATTACAAATAGCTGTAATATCGCTGGTTAACTGCTCTCTAACACCGTCTGTTAACGGCTCCATTAGCAGGTCCCAGATAACACAGCCAAACTCCGGATCCATTAATCGTTCGCCTTTACGGGTATTAAAGTTATTAATGATATCTTGTTTTACTAGTTCAAAATCGTAAAGGCGTGTGCCAAATGAGGTATCGCCTACAGAACTAAACCCTTTGTAGAAATGGCTCTGTTGGGTAGTCGCTTGATTTACTGATCTAGCGTTGGTGATTTCTTTAGACTTGTATGGCATACTGTATTTATTGTCCTAAATTAACTGGGTTTTTCAACACCAGCGTTTACTAGTTGTTGCATCACATAAGCACGTTTTGAGGCCGGCTTCGAGGCGGCTTCTGCTTTTGTAATAGTGCCGTTTCCATCTGCGTCTAGACCAGAATTACCATAGTAATTGGCCGACGGTTTCGAGTATACAGGAGTAGACTCTGGTTGACCGCAATAAGCAGGACCTAGAATACACATATAGACATCAGATAATGTTGGGTTAGGTACTTTAGAAATTTTTGTATTCTTAAAATATTTCTCTACCCAATCCATTTGTTGGACTCTAGACAACGACCCTAGGTATGCCGTAGTGGTGCCGAGATTTTTAGCAGTAGACTCAATAAATTGAATCAACCCAGTTGCACTACCGCCTGCTAAATTGCGTTGAGCAGGATTCATGCCTGATTCAAATTGCATACAGCATAACATGTCAATGTAATTACATCCCAATCCCTTACATACTTCTTTAACTTTATTGATAAACTCTAAATCTTTACTCCAGTCTGCAGGAACATCTTTGTTAGGCTGAGGGAAAGACTGGTTAGCGGATGAATTAGCAACATCGCCAGGTGACTGCCCAATTACAGTGTCTGTAAAAGTTTTAGTAAATCTAACAGGATCAATGTTTTCGTGTTGATCCCACGGCTCGTGGGTTGGAACACGTTGCATGATACTAGCAATAGAGCCAGCATTATAATAGTTGCCATCTCCCCATCCTGCACTAGCACTTCTATTAGGTAAGTTAAACAATCCCAATGGGCTAGGAGCATTTGCCGCAACTGCGGCTGATGCTTGGTTAGCCGCTGGACCGTTCATGTGTATCTTGCCAGCAGTTTCAAAATGATTTCCACCACTGGCAATATTTGTATCCCCGCTAGATGTAAAATTATTTGTAGCACCTTTAAGATCAAGTGTACCAGCAGATGACATATATAACTTTGACGATCCAACATGTAAAGCAGATCCTACAGTCATTTTCATATCAGTTCCTACTGTTTTATCGTAGGTACCTGTAAATTTCAATTTGCCATCGTTGGCAATAAAGCTGTAGTCTCCAACAAGATTAACGCTGTGATCGTTGCCTACATTAACATTAAAATTTCTACCTGCTTCAAGATTAATGTCTCGGTCGGCGCGGAAATTAAAATCAGCTTCACTGTGAATACTAACTGAGTCGCCGGCATAGATATCTATCTTTCCTTGGGCAGTCATTTCAATCCAGGCAGTGCCTGCGGCGTTGGCAATGTAGATAAGATCATGGCTATTGTGCATCAGGATTTGATGGCCAGTCCTTGTTCTAATTCTAACAAGTTCGTTATCGCCATTGACGTCTCCGTCATCCATGACAAAAGTTGCGCCGCCTAATCGACTCACAGGAGTTTGTTTGTTACCATCATATCCCACTTTGCCTTTTTTGCCGTTGGGATCTAATGGACCGGGTGTACTGATACCAAACACACTACTAGGAACATCTCGACGAGCACTACTCGAGGTAACTCCGCGAACTTTATCTAACAATAGACCTTGTGATAATAATCTATCGGCAAATGGATGTACAGGTCTTGCGTATGATTCAGGATTTGGATTTTCTCCTTTTTGTGTACTTTTAAGAAATTCTGCAACAGGCAAATAATCACTGCCGTATCGTTTGCGTTGCTCAGGGGTCATAATAACCTTGTCGCTAGCGGCAATTCCCGGAACCATGTGATTCTGGAAAGTATCATTCATTGCACATCCAATCCAATAACCTTCGTTTGGATCGCCTTCGATGAATATAACCATCACTGTTGAACCAACATCTGGCGGAATCATCCACATGCCGTAACTTTTTTGCACATCATTAAAGTCGCCCGAGTTATTTCCCTGGTGGCGTGTTTGTGCTATTCCGTAAAATGGACTTAGATATTTTACAACGTAGGTTTCTGCTTGAGAATTGGTATTACCGGGAATACCTTTCTTTAATGCTACTTCTAGCCTGCCCATATAGGTAGAGTCAAGGTGGTTGGTTATTTCCGCTAGGTACGGACCTGGGTGCGGTAATTTGCCTTTTCGTCTTCCGTCAAATCCCATTTTAAATTATCCTTGTAATATCTTAGTTAGAGGGCTAGTTACGTTACTACCCGCCTGAGTCAAAATAGATGTAGCTTGTCCTGCATCTCGTGGTATAATTGTTACTACCGATTGTGCTTGGTTAAGCAATGTCTGCGCCGATGCTAGTTTATCAGTTACAATAGAAGTATCAATACCAGACGATGCCTTAGCAACAACTCCTTTTAATGTTGTTAACGGATTCGAAGGTGTTATTGTTTCTTCTATCATTTTTACTGTACCCAGAGGTAACTCAGTTGGAGAAATGTTAGTGATATCTTTTACACCATATGCTTTGGCTATTGCGGCAACACCTCCTGATTTGTATAAACTCTGTAAGGTGGCTACATCAACTTGAGGCCCGGGTGCCTTTGCAGGTGGTGCGGCTTTTGGAATATTGGTTAGTTTTTCTTTGTCTATCAGATCCACAGGAACACCTTGTTTAGCGGCTTCTGTAATATTGTTGGTAGGATCTGTACCGGCAGACACATTTGGTGCTGACGCAACTTTTTTATTTACGTCGCCTATTAATCCTGTGGCTTTTGAAGCTAACCCATTAACTGTATCTATTGCACTCTTGGCCACGCCAATAACTGCCGGTACTGCTAGTGATGCGGCTAATACTGTTGCCGCCTGTCCTGATACATTTTTTAATAATCCAGCCACACCAACCAGTGCGGCGGCTTTGCCCAAATTTGATAAGACTGTACCGCCTAATCGTTTTATGGTAGCATCAGATACTTTGCCCGCAATATTAGGCGAACCTTCTGTAGTATCTATTGTAATTTGATCAAGAGGATTTGCAGATTCTTCAAATAGATCTGAATAATCTTTTGCCTTGATTGCGGCGCCACCTAGTTGTCCCGATAGTCTGGTAAGACTAAGTCTTTGTTTAAAAATTCCTTCGCTGAAAGAATTATTAATGGTGTTAACGGTATATATTCCACTAAATGGAATTTGGTTTTCGCTAAAGTCCATGAAGCCTGATTTTCCAATGTCAACGGGGTTTCTGAAATTCACACTTATGGGCACTACATAGGTAATGAAGTCTGCTTCACCGTTTTGGGTAAATCCCGGACCATTAGGTCCGTGGTAATATCCATTAAGACCATTTGTGGCTATATATAAAGGGTCTCCAATAATATCAAGGGTAAGAGCAATTTCGCTTTCGGCATAATTTAAAAATTGCAAGTGTATCGATCTAGAAAGATTCCTATAAGCGTTATCTGATTTGGGCGCACCGGGGCCGTCTACAGGAACATACGAAATAGCAGTGGGCCTCGATGTGAGAACCCCGGTTTGTATCTTAGCGGCATCGTTAGACGAAATTGGATTTTTAAATGTAATATCTGTTGAGTTAGTTGGACCTATACCCACAGATGACGGAACCGAATCGTTGTTTATTTCTACAGGAATCGCCGAATTATACAAATGATTAAAATTTAATTTAAAGCTGATAACATCTGTGTTTTTGCCGGTGTACATATAATCGTAGGCTCTAACCACAAACGGAGGATACTTTGCAGGATCCCACAATGTCGGTGGTAATCCTTTGATACTACTAACATGAACCTTAAACGGAGTAACAATGAATTTAAAAATTGATTTAGGTTTTTTTGTTTCGGGGTTAATTTTCTTGGTTAGTTCTACTTCTGTACGTATTCTAAAATATTCAACATAACCATGCTGATCAATAACACTTCCAGGATTCTCTTTGAGAGATTTTACAAGATTGCTAATATACTCACTATCTCTTATGGTATTGGTAATTATATCAGATATATTAGACTTTTCAGCAAATTGTAGTTGATATTTTCCAGTCGAGGGATCTAGTTTTATGGATTCGGTTTTTTCGTTAGGATTATTTTGATAGTTTGTATTTTTTCCTGTAGTTTGAGGATCTTCCATGCCGCTAGATTTCAGTATCTCTGAAGTATTTGCAAGTTTTGTTCGACCTATCTTGTTTACCTTGGTATAGTCAAGATCGGTATCAGTAAGCTCAGGAAACCATAACTGATACTCGTCATAAATGTCGCCACCGTTACGATCCTTGGCGCTGTCTTTTTGTAGTTTATTAATTTTAGTTATAAAATCATTTCCTGCATAGCTGGCAGATCTTTCTGATGCTAACGGACCCGCCAATGCCTCCTGCACGGTTATTCCTTCAAATGTTAAACTCTTCTTCAATTGATTAACAGAATCAGCTACTGCGTTTCCACCGCATTCAATTGCTCGACAGGTATAGACGCACCCTTTTTCGGTTACTTCCAAATCTGCGGCAGTCATTGCTATCAACCAAGATCTCGTAGAATGTGGAATTTCAACTGGTTCTGCTAGGGAATCTGCTGTATCTGTATCAGGGTACCCTAAAAATTTAAGAGTCAATACATAATATCCCCCGGTGTATGAAACATATCCTGCCGCAACGGCGGCTGTATGCAATGCTTCTATGAACCCGTTTATACTGTAAGGTTCGATAACAGTGAAACGAAAATCACCTTGAGGAATAAATCCAATCAATCTATCAGGCGTCATTGTGGTGTTTATTTCCATCTTATCAATAAACATATCAAATCTACCGGGACTATTGGTATTAAATCCAGGAATTAAATCTGCGTTAAATTGTAGTGAGTCAATATCTTTTTGAGACTGTTTTACAACTGTCGGATCTTCGGCATATTGCTGAGTTAGGTTATTTGCTTCAACTTGTGCGGATGTTGGGCCAGCTGGTCCTTTTAATCCAGTTGTGCCTTTGCCTCCTGATCTTAGAACCGTATACGGCGCTGATTCTTTTTCGTATTTTGCAGGATCATTACTGTTCGCAATAGGCATTGCACTTAGCGTAAAATTGTAGGTATACGACCTATATCCGTTAAACACGTTTCCGTATTTTGGATCATTGTATATCGCTCCGGTAGTATAAGTAAGGCCTGTGGCGCTAGCTATTGCCATTATTAAGACCCCGACAACGCTGTTTTAATCGTAGTGATTTTTGGTATATAAATTTTCGTACCTGCTACAAAATCAAATACAGGGTCTTTGATAGTAGATCTATTTCTAACAGCAAACACCCACCATAATCCTACATCTTTGTATAAATCGTAGGCCAACAGGTCGGGACGATTTTCATAATTTTTTGTTATCTCAAAATAAATGTCGTCTACCTGTGCAGGAATAGATCTAAAATTAATTACATCTAGATATCCGCCGTCATAAGAGGTAGTATAATAAGGGCTTGTTTTACTATAGATAGTCATTTATAGATATCCTTTCTTTCTTAGGTCTCCTGCAAGCCAACTCTTGACAGAAAATTTCTGTTGCTCAGCACGACTATACATAGGATTACATGTTACAGTTATACTTGATAGTGTTGGCACCGTTGTTCGGCCAAAAACCCTATTTGGCGACATATTGCCTAATGTATAGTAATCAACTCCGTCTGGTAATTCAAATTTTACACCAGTTATACTAATCGGAACTCCGTCTAGCATATAATCTCCATAGGCTTTTAGTCTACAAACAGGCGGAGGAGACCCACTCATTTCGTCACCTGTGTCACCACCGTATAACATTTTTGTCAATGCTCTTAATAAATGTACCGTAGCAAGGTATGCCATTGCATCTCCATCATTTTGTACCGTAAATTTTCCTGTAATTGTAAAAGGACTAACATAACTTCTCTGATAAAAATATTGGTTGTAGTTACTGTGCATAATTTTTTGTTCTGTATATTCAGCCCTATGCTCGTAGCTGATAGTAGGAGTGTAAGGAAATACAATACCTTGATTGTTATAAATGTGTCCTCCACTGCCATCCATTATGTTTCCTCGGGTACTCATTTTAATATAAGATTCTGGCACGATTATTTTTACACGATGATCTGGAAGTCCGGGCCCATTTTTAGAAATAATCGTAGTTGTTACCGGAGACGGTATCTTTGGCATAGAGTCTAATATTTTGCCAGGGTTGGCAGGTGAGTCATTAGTAGCCGATCCTGAATTAGATGCACCGACATCACCTGCCGCACTGTTGGCATTTGCATTGCTGTCTACATTTCCGACGACCGTGCCTGTTGCTACTTTGTCTGCCGAGGCAGTTTCTGAAGAACTTGTATTAGTTGGATTAACTGAACTTTCTACTGCGGCTGTTTCTTTGCCAGCTGTACTAATTGTTTCTTTCTGTGATTTAACCAACGCTACTGCGCCGACAATGGCCGCTTGCCCTGCTAGAAATGCCGCTACATTGCCGCTCTGTGATGCACTTGCAGTTTGTTGTCTTGCAACCTGCACATTATCAATTGATGTTTTAACCTGTGTAGTATATTCGCTCTTAACTGTGCTTATTTGATTTTGTATCGAGGTATATGCCGGAGTGTTTGGCTGTGTTTTGGCCAGCGCAGAGTTCAGCGATTCAATCGTTTGAGTGTATGTAGCTTGAGTGTAGGTTGTAGGCATATTTTATTCCTCTATAGCTTATTTAACCAATAAATAAAAGGCTAATTTAATTATAATCGGTTGACAGATCGTTAATCTGTTGTATACTAACAACTAAAGGGAAAATAATAACAATATGACCACACCCATTGTAACCACAAGAAAAGTTAAGTACTTAAACAACAAAGATTTATTAGCAGAAATACATCGTAGCAAATGTTCATTTTCAGTTTATGAAAAGCCAGAACACAGTCAATACGATATAATTCTTCCAAATTTAGATAAAATCAACATACGCACTATCGCCGAAGCCAAGCGAAATCGTGCAAAACGGCTAGGAATCGAAGCATTTAACAAGCTAAGACTAGCAGGCGATAAAAAAACCAAACTTCTAGAAGTTACTCCCGATTACAAAACAATCGCAAAAACTGATCTGGTAATTAGAATAATGACATTTGATCATATTCCTCTTGCACCGGGTCGCAAAAAGACCACTAAAACTACAGCAGATAGTCACGATAAAGTAAACTTTCCTCCGTACCAACACTGGAAGTATGACGATCAAGACGAGCTAGTATGTGTTGGTAAAAGTCATTGGAAGGGCACTTTAGACAAAGGCCACTTCAGCAAGGACCACGGTCGCATTACTGAGAACTTAGGTAAAATGTATATTAAACTGTCAGAGCGTTATGCACAGCGTAGCAACTGGCGCGGCTATACCTATGTTGACGAAATGAAGGGGCAGGCTATTCTACAGTTAAGTCAAATCGGATTACAATTTGACGAATCAAAAAGTGACAACCCGTTTGCTTACTATACAGCCGCAGTAACAAACAGCTTTACTCGTATTCTAAATATCGAAAAGAAGAGTCAAAACATTCGAGATGACTTGTTAGAAGAAGCAGGACTAGCACCAAGTATGACTAGACAAAACAGTCAAGAATACGCAGGCGAAATCGCTAGGCAGGCGGAACTATACAAAAATATGCGTATGCCAAAAAGCGAAGACATTCCCGAAGAAGAGGACGAAGAATCTACTCCTACCGCTTGACATTGCCCAAACAGCCTGTTAAACTTTTAGTTAGGAGAATACTTTATGACCTTGTTTAAAAAGGTGGCATGCTTTACTGATATACATTTTGGACTCAAAGGAAACTCAACTGCACATCTTAACGATTGCGAAGAGTTTGTAGATTGGTACATTGCCGAGGCCGAAAAAGCAGGCTGCGAAACTGGAATATTTTTAGGAGACTGGAGCCACAACCGTAACAGTCTAAATCTTATAACATTAGATTCCAGCTTACGATGCCTTGAAAAACTAGGGGCGGCATTTGAAAACTTTTATTGGTTTCCTGGTAACCACGACTTATTTTATAAAGACAAGCGTGACATTCACTCGAGTGCTTTTGGTAGGCACGTTCCAGGCGTCACTGTTGTAGACAGTATTATGACCCGGGGTGATGTTACCCTTGTACCTTGGTTAGTAGGCGACGAGTGGAAGGTTATGAGTGGACTCAAAAGCAAGTATGTGTTTGGGCATTTTGAATTGCCTAAGTTCTTTATGAACGCAATGGTACAGATGCCAGACCATGGAGAATTACATGCTGAAGACTTTACAGTGCCAGACTACGTATTCAGCGGACACTTTCACAAACGCCAATCCAATCAAAAGGTCATCTATATAGGAAATGCGTTTCCTCACAACTTCTCTGATGCATGGGATGATGATAGAGGTATGATGACATTAGAATGGGGAGGTGAGCCGGAATTTATTAACTGGCCCGATGCTCCTAAGTATCGTACTGTCAAACTTAGTGACCTTATTGACAAAAAAGACTCAATCATGAAAAGCAAGATGCATTTAAAGGTGCATCTTGATATTGATATCAGCTACGAAGAAGCAAATTTTATCAAAGAAACATTTATTAACGAATACGACATTAGAGAGATTAGTCTTATACAAGATAAAACTAACCTTGAAGGTACAGTGGACGATAATCCAGATCAGCAGTTCGAAAGTGTTGATCAAATTGTTTCAGAACAATTGGTTAATATTGAATCAGAACAGTTTGACAAAGCAATGCTACTTGAAATTTATAGAAATATCTAATGTTTAAATTAAAAAATATAACAGTAAAAAACTTTCTAAGTGTAGGTAATCAAACCCAAGCAGTAGACTTTGATAAAGAACACCTAACACTTGTACTGGGTGCTAACCTAGATCTAGGCGGCGATGACACAGGATCTCGCAACGGCACAGGTAAAACTACCATTATCAATGCGTTAAGCTATGCCTTATACGGACAAGCATTAACCAACATCCGCAAGGAAAACCTTATTAATAAAACCAACGGCAAGGCCATGTTGGTAACAGTAGAGTTCGAAAAAGGCGGAATTCTATACAGAATCGAACGTGGTCGCAAGCCCAATATACTTAGATTATTTGTTAATAACGAACAATTAAAAGACGCTAAAGAGGAAGATGATAGTCAAGGTGACAGCAGAGAAACGCAGAAAGCCATCGAGCAAATGCTAGAAATGTCACATACCATGTTCAAACACTTGGTTGCGTTAAACACCTATACAGAGCCGTTTCTGTCAATGAAAGCGGCCGAACAACGCGAAATCATTGAGCAGTTGCTAGGTATTACTATGCTTAGTGAAAAAGCAGAAAATCTTAAAGCACTTGTTAAAGAAACCAAAGACTCTATACAAAAAGAACAATTTAGAATTGAAAGTGTTAAAACTGCTAACGAGAATGTACAGAAAAGTATTGATAGTCTAACCATTAAAAGTAGTGCTTGGGAAAGTAAAAAAGATCAAGATATAGAAAATCTTGGTCGTGCTATAATGAAACTCGAAGGAGTTGATATTACAGCAGAATTAGAATTACATCAATCTCTCAAGCAATGGGAAGATAATAATACAGCAATAAAAAATCTAGGCAAGCAAAAAGCAACACTAGAAGCCGCATTAAGTCAGGCCGATAAAACTGTAAACAAGTATACCAAAGAATTAGAAAAGCTAGAAGATAAAACTTGTCCAGCATGCGAACAATCTTTACACGATCACAAGCACGAAGAAATGAGTGCTGTGGCTGAAAAGAGTCTAGTTGATGCCGTTACATACTTTGATAAAGTAACAGGCGACCTAGCAGGTATTAATCACAATATCGCAGAAATAGGCGAATTACCAAAGAGACCTGCAACATTTTACGATACAGAAGCAGAAGCACTTGGACATAAAAATAATGTTGACAGCTTAGAAAAACAACTTACCAACGAAATTAATAAGTCTAATCCGTTTGAAGAACAGATCGATGAATTAAAGAAAACCGCCATACAAGAAATAACTTGGGACCTAATCAACGAGCTTTCAAAATTAAGAGATCATCAAGAATTCTTATATAAATTACTGACTAACAAAGACAGTTTTATACGCAAGAAAATTATCGATCAGAATCTTACCTACTTGAATAAACGTCTTGGATATTATATTGATAAACTGGGTTTACCGCATCGTGTAGTTTTCCAAAATGATTTAACAGTAGAGATTACACAATTAGGACAAGATTTAGATTTTGATAATTTATCACGTGGTGAACGTAACAGATTGATTCTAAGTTTGAGTTTTGCTTTCCGAGATGTATGGGAAGGACTTTACCAAAGTATTAATCTATTGTTTATCGACGAACTTGTAGATGCTGGAATGGATAGTGCCGGTGTTGAAAGTGCCCTAGCGGTCCTAAAAAAGATGGCTAGGGAGAGAAATAAGAATATATACTTGATTAGTCACAAGGACGAATTGGTAGGTAGAGTAAACAATGTATTAAGAGTAATAAAAGAAAATGGGTTTACCAGTTATAGTAATGATGTAGATTATGTCGAATCCTGAACTTGAAAGATATAAAGAATTATACAACAGCATGGTTACCACCATTGCCAACTATCATAACAGGAATCAAGATTTCTTAAAAAAAACTACAGAACTAGGAGCTCAAGATCTTAGAAGGATGTTGAGAGAACTTAGAAAGACAGAGAAAGAGATGCTCTCATTAGTTTGGGATTTATTTCTAATTGAGAAAAAAGGCAGGGCCGAAGCTCGACGTTTAAAAAAAGAAACTGTTGCACTTCGAAAATTAAACTCACCGCCCAGGGTTCATAATAAAAAAGAGAATAAACATGAATGATACCAATACACAACTACAAGCCGCTTTTGCAGAATTCCTAGCAGAAGATGCTAAGTTTACCAGTGGTAACAGTGCCGCTGGCACACGCAGTCGCAAGGCATTAGCAGAACTAGGCAAACTAGTCAAAGCTCGTCGCAACGAAATCACAGCTGAAAAGAATGCCCGCAAGGAAGCCAAGGCAGCAAAGTAATTGACTTGGCTGTATCAAGGTGCTATAGTTACAGAGTTACCTGAAACATGTGTTGGTTTTGTTTATCTCATTACCAACACAGTTACGGGGCGGAAATATATTGGCAAAAAATTAGCAAAGTTTAGTAAAACGACCTACAAGACTGTAAAGTTAAAGAACGGCACCAAGAAGAAAAAGAAGATTCGAAGCAAAATCGACAGCGACTGGCAGGAATATTACGGGTCCAGTCCTAACTTAACAGCAGACATACAAACACTAGGCATAGATAAATTCACCCGCGAAATATTATATTATTGTACTAGCAAATCAGAAACATCTTACATTGAGGCCCGAGAACAATTCGACCGCAAGGTATTAGAATCCGACGAATACTACAATGGACACATACAAGTCCGTGTACATGGCTCACACATAATCAAAAAAACTTAGGCTCACTAAACGGTAACAGCTTGCGCAGGCCAACTTCATGCGCTCTAAACCTGGATCTCGGATCGCAGGGACGGAAATCTCTCGCCGTTAAGAGTACTCAATCACTATCCTTCACAGGACGAGGATCGCAAAATTGCCGCGGTTTGATTGTTTGAAAATGTAATAAAAGGCCAAAAGAAGGGAGAAAAACCCTGGGTTTATGTGTATGATAGCGTATATACATGAACTGCCGTCAATGAAGACTGAGCTCGAGGTACCGGATGACCGCCTCTGTAATGCTCTAACGCTGTGTGAACTATTCGAACTCGGATAATGTCATTTTTTCGCCCGGTGCAGGGCGAAGTGTGACCAAGGAATCTGGATAATACTTAAATCTTCTAAAGAAGATAAAATGCTATGAGCGTAAGCGATATAGCAAATGAGCGTTAGCTCATTTCATAACATAAATAAAATTTAATAAGACAAGGAATTCCTTTTATGCGTATCAATGATATTATTTTAGAAAGCAATACCGAAGAAGGTATTGGAAGTGCTATAGGTTCTATTGCTGGAGGACTAGCCAAAGGTGCTGGTGCTGTAGTAGGTGGAATCCGTGGCGCTGGTGATGCATTTGGTAAAGGATATACCGCAGGTAGAAGTGCAGTAAGTGGTGACAGCAAACAGGCTATTAATCAAGCCAAAGCACAAAAACTTAGAGCACAAGCTGATCAGCTTGATGGCGGAAGTTCGTCACAATCATATAATAATTCAAATAACACAGCGGCAACTGGTAATACTGCTGTGCCAAATAACACAGGATCATCTCCGGCGGTATCGGGTACTCCAGCTGTAAATTATAACACAGGTGCTTCCACTGCTGTATCGGGTTCAAACGCTATGGGCAATGCTAGTGATGCATCTGCACCAAAATCAGCTGAAGTAGCGAATCCACTAAGCGATAAAAGTTTATTAACATCGTTACAACACCTAAAAGGCGACGATGTTGAACGAGTTAGAACAATGTTGCAGAAACGAGTGGCCATGGGAGAAAGTGTAGAACTTGACGAATTTGATCTCAAAGGTATGGCCAGCAATGCTAAAAAAGGTATTGGTAACTTTGTAAAAGGTGCCAAGTTTGGGTACAACGATCCAACTAGAGCAACCAATCTTTCTAAAAATCCTAATACAGGTACAATGACCAAAGCTGGTCGTATTGCCGGTAAGCTAGGTACGCAAGCAGTACAAGGTATAAAGACAGGTGCTAGCAAAGCCGCAGATATAGCTAAAGCCACCCCGGGTGCATTAGCAACAGCCGCCGGAAAAGTAGCGGCAATACCAACACACATGAAACAAGATTATCAAATGGCACGTGGTGCATTGATGTCTATGCTAGATTTACATCAAGCAGTTGCGGCATTTTCATCTGATGACGCTAAAAAAGTATTAGGGTACTTTAATACTATTCACCCAGAACAGGAACAACCTGCACAATCGCAAGCCGAACCAGCAGATCAAACACAGGCAACTGGTACAGATGGAAAACCCAACTTAAAATTACACCAAGGTGGGTTAAGTGAAAGTCGTGTTGGATACCAAAGTAGATTCTTAGGTATTGAAATTTAAAAGAACGGCAATCCAGTTTCTTTAGCAGTTTGCAGATTATCTAAAATAATCTTGTTTATAATTTCTCTATCTTGAGAGTCAAGAGTGTATGCTTCTGTAATGCTGATAGCACCACGCATGTACCAGGCCAACTTGTAAATTTCTTCTTTAAGGGCTTTTGACTCTTTTTCTAACTCTGTAACTACTTCCTGGATTTCGTTAAGAGTTAAAGTCAAAAGCCTCATGCGAAAAAATCTGATTGATTAAAGTTAATTGGAACTTCATAAGTTGCAGGAGCACCTTGTGCTTGTTGTTCTTCAGACGTAGAACATACCAACGGTTTTAGATCATTTAATTTTTTCATTTCAGATAGGTGTTGGTTGATTTTTTCAAATACTACCTTGTCACTGTTGTTAACAAATTCTTGAATAAATTTCTTATCAGTTACTTCTGTATCAGGAGTAACAATTTTGTAAATTCCTTCGCTCATCATGTCAACTGTGACTTTTGTTAGTATAGCAAAACTCTGTTGAAACATTTCAATCTTTTTATCGTCGGGTATGGTATCATCGTTAACCATGTTCATGATTCTACTGGTTTCAAAACTTTTCATGCTAGCCTGTGTTAGGTGACGATATGTCAATGGTCTTACATATACAACCATATCATTATCAATTGCAACCTGCTCTGCCCAAATGTTCTGACTCTGCTGATCAAGTAAGTTTCTAAGATCTACATCGTACTCGACTTCTTCTTTAGTTCCGGGAATTGTATGTTTGATAGACATGGTCTCACCATAGGTAGCAAGTCGGATGGCAATCAAAATCATGTCAAGATCGATACTGGGTACTTGCCATGCATCTTTAATATTTGGCAAACAGCTTTGTATAACATCAACTATAGACTGACCATTTAGCAATGCATCGGGGGTTTTAAATATCAATTCATCTTTTGCAGTCATTGAATAAACTGGAATTTCGCCATTTTCTGGCATATTGATACTTTTAGCAGGCCAGTAGTTTCCTTGACTAGGTAACTTGATATAGATCTTTGGCTGTCGCATATAGCTAGCCAAAGGATTTTGTCTTGCTCCTGGCGTTGGAAAGGTTGTTGGTTGCATGGTTTTTTCTCCGATAAATAATCATATAGGATTATGTTATTCTATTTATCTACCTATTTAATGGCCAAATTTAATATATGAACGGTGCATCAGAAGCTACATTACAAGAACTTTTAGCAGTTGCCAAAGCTACGAATATAAATCTAGCAAATTTTATAAAAGCCGCCGGAGGGTCTTCATCTGGTGGTGGAACCGGTGGTTCGGGAGGAGTAGCTTCTACCGCCGCATCAGCCGCTAGTAGTTTTAACATTGCAGGTATTGCGGCAAAAACAGTTGGTGGCGCTTTTAGTCTTTTAGGAAATATTGTAGGCGGTATAGTTGGTACTGCTAGCGATCTAGCTGGTAATTTTTACGACTTTTCCAAGGCCGCAATGAACGGTACAGCATCACTTGGCCAACTGGCTATGGTGTTTAAAGATATTCCTGTAGTAGGAAAATTTGCTCCGTTGATAGCAGAAATTTTTGACTACGCTGACAAGCTGGCAGGATTCTATCGCAACATGACCAAGGCAGGCGCCAGCTTTGGTGGTGATTTGTTTGCAATGAGTACAGCAGCCGCTAAGTCAGGATTATCATTACAAAGTTTTTCATCAATTATAAGTCAAAACGGCGAACAATTTGCAACCATGGGTCTTAATGTACAGAACGGAATAGACAAGTTTACACAGGCTAGTGGTGCGTTGTTAGGACCGGGCAGTAAGTTTTCTAAAGAACTTTTTGGGTTAGGATACACGGCAGACGAAACCGGTAATGCATTGGCTACAGTTATTGCCAGGCAAGGTATCATGGGTAGCAAGAACGCATTGACAGCAGATCAATTGGCAGAAAAAACTAGAGACTATTTGGTTGAGTTAGACGGATTAACTAAATTAACCGGCGCAAGCAGAGAAGCCGCCGAAGCAGAACAAAAAAAGCTCAACATGGATCAAGGATATCAATTATTTAGAGACAGACTTGATAAAGGCGGCAAAGGTGTAATGGATTCTTTAGAAAATATCGGAACACGTTTTGGTCCTGGAGTAATGGATGCTATTAAACTAGGTAGCCAGGGTATTATAGGTCCAATGACCAAGGCTGGACAAGACTTGAATACAGCCAGTAGAGGTATGTATGGGGAGATAGCCAAGACTGCACAAGAACTAGTGCAAGCAGGTGTTCCTCCCGCAGAAGCTCAAAGAATCATGTTAGAGAAGTTAAAGCAAGCTAGTATGAATACCGTAGCATTTGGCGATTCAATGAACAAACAACAGCTGGCAGTTAATGCATCAATGTTTAATAACGTGCGAGAACTGACACTATTTGGTCGAAACCTAAAAGAGAACAATGGTGATATCGGTGCGGCTCAGGCCGCTATTAAAAAACAGCAACAAGATCAAGCCACCGGTAATGCATCTGCAATAGGTCAAGCCAACCAATCAATACAGAATTTTGGAGCTGGTCTTACTTCAATGATGAATAAAGTTCTCGGACCAGTAACAACCAAGTTAGCAGGCTGGACTGAAACATTCATGAAAGGAGCAAGCGACCTAGTTAAACCCAACGGACCCTTAGATGGTGTGTTAGATGATGTTCTAAAACAATTTGATGGTGTTAGCAAATGGATGGGGAAAACGTTTGAAGAGTTAAGAGACACAAAAAGTCCTGAAGAGTTCTGGGACCTACTAAAAAAGAAAGGAAATGAGGCATGGGACAACGTTTCGGATTCGTTTGATGAATTCATGGAAGGTCCTATGGGCAAAGCCCTTACTAATTTTTGGGATACTACTATTAAGCCAATGTTTGATGGTCTGTGGAAAAAAGTGATGGATGGGATGGGTAGTGTATTCAAAGATATATTTGATTTTGTTGTAAAAGAATCTAGAAATACACGATTTGGTAGAATGTTATTCGGAGAAGGTAGTAGACAGGAGCAGTCCGAGAGAGATCTAGCCGAGCAGGTGGCCAAACTAGTAGAAAATCAAAAAAAATTAAAAGACCCTGAAACTGGTAGTATTGGTAGATGGAACGCAGAACGTAATATTAACAATGCCCAAGCAGAAATTGACAAATTTAAAAAGTCTGGAGAGATACCAGAAGAGTCTCTTAAAAGGATTTTGGCTCCTGTTGCTCCTCAACCAAAGGCCAAAGGCGGTCCAATTAATGCAGGTACCTATTTGGTTGGCGAAAAAGGACCTGAAATATTAAACGTAGGTTCTAGTGGCAACGTGGTTTCAAACGACAGTATTGCGGCACTGTTAGCCCGCACAGGGGAATCCGATAAAGCCATCACTAGCCTAATGACTATGTTAAATACACAAAACAAACAAATGTTATCATACATAGCCGAAATGACGGATTACACAAAACGTAATAATGATGCTTTAAAAGGCATGTCCGGCGATGCATTTGCTTAATTAGGAAAATTACATGTCTTGGAAAAAGTATTTTACACCAGTAGCTACAAAAGGTAATCTAAGTCCAATCAGCGGCTCCATGGGCGGCACAGCAAATCCAGCTAGGATGAATTACAGCAGTTATCTACCAGACATCTACGCTGGTCATCCAAATCGTTTAGAACGTTACGGGCAGTATGACACAATGGATGCAGACTCAGAAGTTAATGCGGCACTGGATATCCTGGCCGAGTTCTGCTCACAAACAAACGATGAAAATCGTACACCGTTCCAGACTTTCTTTAAAGAAAAAGCAACAGGGACAGAAGTCAAGATTATTAAAAAAGCTCTGCAACAGTGGACTAAACTAAACAAGTTTGACAAACGTATCTTTAAAATTGTACGTAATGCTTTCAAGTATGGCGATAGCTTCTTTGTCCGTGATCCAGAAACACTGGCATGGATGTATGTTGATCCTGCCAAGGTAGATAAAATCATTGTAAACGAAAGCGAAGGCAAAAAGCCTGAACAATACATGATACGTGATTTTAATCCCAACTTAGAAACACTTGCTACAACAGCTATACAGCCAAGTAATAATCACGGCGGCAATGCTAGCGGTACAGGACAAAGCGGTGCAGGCGGATCAAGAGGTATGGTTGGTGCTTTTCCAACCAACAACACCGGTAGTAGATTCAGTCAAAATCAAAATCAATACGCAATTGATGCTAAACATGTGATTCATATTAGCATGAGCGAAGGCATTGATAACAACTTTCCGTTTGGTAACAGCCTTTTAGAAAGTATTTTTAAAGTATTCAAACAAAAAGAACTGTTAGAAGACAGTATTATTATCTATCGTGTACAACGTGCTCCTGAGCGTAGAGTATTCTACATTGATGTAGGTAATATGCCAAGCCACTTGGC